GGACGAGGAAACATGAAAAAGTTTTTCAGTGATAACGGCGGAATGCTGACGGTACTCGGTATTGCCGTGGTGCTACTCGGTGCGTATGGTGAATGGCGCATTGCGGTTGCCGTGCAGGCGGAGTTTGCCGCCGAGGATCAAGTTGCGCCGCACGAGATCGTCGCCATCGAGGAAGATATCGACGATCTCGAAGAAGCCGATACTCGCATGGACGGCAAAATTGAACGCATCGTTGACATTCTGTTAGAGGAATAAATGAGCTACGAAAAAAGATTGCAGGCTTTTCAGATTGCCGAACGCTTTACCAGCATAAAAGAAGTCGGCGGGTCCGTGGACAATCCGCAAATCATGGCGATGCTGAAACTCGACAATGATTGGCCGAGTCACGATGAAGTACCGTGGTGCAGCGGCTTTGTGAATTACGTTTGCTGGCTGATACGCCTACCGCGATCCAAAGATTTACGCGCCCGGTCATGGTTAACCGTCGGGCGCGGAATTGATTTCGATGAGGCCGATACTGGCGACATTATTGTTTTGAAACGCGGCAAGGGCGAACAGCCCGGTCCCGACGTAATCGATGCCCCCGGCCATGTCGGTTTTTTTGCCGGCTACGATGAAGCGAATCAACTCATTGAAGTGTTGGGCGGAAATCAGTCCGACACCGTGAAAATTTCTCGCTATCATCGTGCGCGCCTACTCGGCATTAGGAGATTAACGTAATGACTTTGAATAATCCGTTATCTATTTTGTCTGCAAAAATACTCGGCGTCGGTATTGAGATTTTCGTCGAAAATGTTGATGGTAAAGTGCATTTCTGCATAACCGTTAACGCCGTGATTTGGGACCGGTGTTGGAAGTGGCCGAAATGATTCGCCTATGGCCGTTACTTTTGCTGGCGTTTTCGTCGGCGGTTTTCGCGCAGCAAGATTATCCGCGTGAGATCACAGTGAGTTGGACGAATGCCGACGCATACGTTGACGGTACGCTAATAGAACCCGGCGATCTTGAAATGGTGCGCATCGAGATATATCGGCAGAATGATCTTGTGCCGGCGTTTACCGCCACGATCCCGGTAACGGGTGAAGGGGCATTGCAATCCGAGGTTTTTGCGAACGCTATACCACAACCGGGAACGTATCGCATCGAAGGATATTCGATTGTTGTCGGCGGTATTGAATCCGATGCCAGTGTGCCGGCATTCAAAAAGTACGTTGGCAAACCCCGCTCAATAACGAATATCACTTTGGAGTAATGCAATGCTTGGGAGTCTTATAAAAGGCGCACTCGGGCCGATACTCGACGGCGTATTGCGATTCATCCCTGATAAGAACAAACGCGCCGAAGCGGCGGAGCAATTCGAGAATCAAATGCTCGCGGCCATGACGGCACTCGTACAGGGTCAACTCGCAATCAACCAAAAGGAAGCGGAACACGGCAGCATTTTTGTCGCGGGCTGGCGGCCGGCTATCGGTTGGATTTGCGGTATCGGCATTGCGTGGAATTTCATCTTTCAACCGTTGATTATGTGGGTCACGTTTTTAATACCCGACGGCCCGGATTTATCGAGTGCGCCGCAACTTGAAATAGGTGAGTTGATGACACTGTTGCTCGGTATGCTCGGCCTCGGCGGAATGCGCACCTATGAGAAACGACTTGGGGTAGCTCGAACCGGAGTGAAGAATGGCAAGTCCGGCGGTTAAAATACCCGTACCGACAACTTTTCGCAGTCCTGATTCCGGCACGCGATTTCGCGTATCGAACGGCCTGTACACCGACTCGCTCGCGCGCATAATTTGCGAACGGTTGATGGGCGGCGAATCGTTAAAAGAAATTTGCGAAGATAACCGTATGCCGTCGCTTCGCTCGATCACCCGTTGGCTGGCCGATCCCCGGCTTGCCGATTTCCGCGAAATGTATTACTTCGCCCGCCGCGTGCAAGCGGAGATACGCATCGACGAAATTTTCACAATCGCCGATGACACGAGCAAGGATTGGAAACCGAAGTACGACAAAGACGGTGAGTGGATCGAGGACATACCCGACAACGAAGCGATACAACGCAGTCGTGTGCGCATCGATGTTCGCAAGTGGTACGCCGCGCGACTCGTGCCACGTATCTACGGCGAGCGCAAAGAAATTGATCTTGACGTTACCGGCGATCTCGCCGAGCTATTGAAGGCGGCAGCCAACAGGGACAAGGGACTGCCGAAACCGATCAATGAGTGACCCGCTGCAACATCGCCGACTGTCCGATCCGTGGTGGCGGTTGAATAACCTGTACAAGATAAAAGACAAAGCCGGCAATGTAATCACGCTCAAACCGAATTGGGCGCAGTACGAACTTTATAAAAATATGCACTACCTGAATTGCATATTGAAAGCGCGCCAGCTTGGCATGACAACGATCATTCAGATTTTCATGCTTGACCGTTGCCTGTTCAACGATAACCAGAACGCCGGCGTTGTGGCGCACAACAAAGAAGATGCCGAAGCATTTTTCGCTGACAAGATAAAATTTGCCTACGACAACTTGCCCGAGGATTTGCGCAAGATGCGCAAGGCAACGTCGGATACCGCACGCTCGTTGAAATTTTCAAACGGCTCGATGATCCGCGTCGGTACATCGATGCGCTCGGGAACGTATCAGTACATACACGTATCCGAGTTCGGGAAAATGTGCGCTAAGTTTCCCGACAAGGCGGCCGAGGTAATCACCGGCACGCTAAATACAGTTGCGCCCGGTCAAATGGTGTTCATTGAATCAACCGCCGAAGGGCCATTCGGTGAATTTTACGACATGTGCCGCAATTCGCAGGACATGACGCAAGCAGTCAAAAACGAACAAACTAATTTCACGTTGATGGATTACAAGTTTTTCTTTTTTGAGTGGTGGAGTCACCCGGATTACGTACTGCACGAGAAAGTTGAAGTTCCTGAAAAACTGGCGATCTATTTTCAAAAGCTGCGCATCGACCACGACATTGATTTGAATGACGCGCAAAAAGCGTGGTACGTGAAAAAAGCCGCCGAGCAAGGCGACAAGATGCGGCAGGAATTTCCGTCGGTATGGACAGAAGCATTCGAGCGCAGTAGCGAAGTCGCAATTTACGGCACGGTGTTGCGCAAGGCGCGCGAAGAAAAACGACTTTGCAAACTGCCGATTATGAAGGGCCGACCGGTTCACACGTTTTGGGATTTGGGCCGCAACGACTCGACGGCGATCTGGTTTATGCAGGAAGATGGGCCGTGGTTTAATTTTATCTATTACATGGAAGGTCGGCTCAAAGAGTTGGCCGACTACGCCGCTGATCTGGTCGAGATCAAACACGAACTCGGCATTTTTTACGGCACGCACTACTTGCCGCACGATGTTGAGGTTACGGATTTATCAACCGTGGGCAACCGTTCGCGACGAATTATTCTCAACGAAGCCGGCGTGAGCCCGATTACCGTTGTGAAACGCTGCAAGGTACTCAATGATGCGATTGAATTAACGCGCCGCATGTTCGCGAAATGCCGTTTCGACGAGGAAGGTTGCGAACTCGGATTACGCGCGCTGGCGGCCTACGAGTGGGGTTGGGATGATCTCAACAAGATCGCCCGGAAAACGCCTGCGCCGGGCTGGCCGAACCACGGTGCGGACGCGTTCAGGCAGGCGGCACAAGGCTATAGGGGCTCGGGGAATAGTTTCCGTGACCAGCAAGCACAGTTCGGAATGGACGGCACAGGCGGCAGGAAGTATGCTCAGTCGCAATCTCGCCGTGGCACGCTAACCAATCCGACACTCGACCACGTGGTTTAAGCTATGGGAACAACTGGCGGTACAGCAAATCGAGGCACGCAATCGTCATTAGGGCGAGGCGGCGGGCGTCACCGGCGCACAGATGCTAATCCGCGAGACTCATCGCGCGAAAAAAATCAGGAAATGTCCGAGAACCAAGTTGTCGGTTTCCTCGGGCGCAAAATCTGGCAGGCGATGAATGACGAGGATGGCGATCTGTCATCCGTTCGGCAGGAAAATTTCAACTACTACATCGGCGACGAGTACGGCGACGAACGCGAAGGTTACTCCAAGTTTGTCACGCGCGAAGTGTTGGAGTGTGTCGAGTGGGTATTGCCATCCGTGCTGCGCGTGTTTCTTTCCGGCGATAAGGTAGTCAGTTTCGAGCCTGTCGGCCCGGATGACGAGGAAGCAGCAAAGCAGGAAACCGATATTGCCAACTATTTTGTGATGCGAGCAAATCACAATGGCGAAGGCGGCTTTTTATCGTTGCATCACTGGATGAAGG